TTATGGTGGTGCTGGTCAATTAGTATTTATTAGCAACTTTAATGTTAATGCTGCTGATAAGGATGATGTTAAATTTACTGCAACATTTGTAGTAAGTGTTCCACCAATTACTCAAACAGAGCAATCATAATAAATAAAAAAAACTATGTTCCAATTAAAAACTAACAACAACACAATCCACCTAAAGTGGGGTACTTGGGCAATGCGTGAGTTTACTAAACAAAACAATATCGGTATTGATGAGTACTTCAAAGTTCTTGCAACGGCTCAAACAAGTTTAGACATTATAGTCCAGCTTGTTTACATTGGTTACAAATCTGCTTGTGTAAGCAAGAAAGATGAAGTTATATATACCATTGATGATGCTTGCGAATGGATTGATGAAGTGGGTTCTATTTTTAGCGAAGAAGGTCAAATTATTGACTATTTAAAATATATCGTTGAAAGTACAGTCCACACCATTACAGGTGCAAAGAAAGAAGAAGAAAAAAAAAAGCCTAACAAAGCTAAGCTGGGATGATATCCTAGTTAAAGCTGCGGAGTGCGGAATAAGACCAAATGAATTTTGGGATATGACTTGGAAGGACTTTTCCATTATCGTTTTAGGTAAGGAAAGAAACGAGTTAAACGAATGGGCAAGGACAAGAAACCTTGCCTATATTGTATATTTAAGTTCTACTACCGAGAAAACACCAAAATCAATGAAGGCTTTTTGGAGCATACCAGAGTTAGATCAAGCTGATTTTGAAGAAGAAAGAGTGATGATAACACAAGAACAATTGGCAAGGACACTTAAATTGTACGGAGCAAACTAATAAAGATGGCAGAAAATATAGATTTAAATATTAATATAGGTGCAAACGTAACTGACTTACAATCGCAACTACAAAAAGCTGAAAATCTATTAAAACAATTTGAGGCTGCTTTAAAGAAAGCTACTAATGTTGGTGAGATCAATTATTTGAATAATTCAATTAAGAATCTTAATACAACTATTAGCACTTTAGGTCAACAAATGAATAAGGTTGGCAGACCTGCTGCTGATGCTACAAATGCTTTAGGTAACTTATCAAGAGTTGCACAAGATGCTCCTTATGGATTTATAGGTATTGCGAATAACTTAAATCCTTTATTAGAATCATTCCAAAGATTATCAAAAGAAAGTGGTGGTGCTGGTGGTGCATTAAAATCAATGGTTGCTGGTCTTACTGGTCCAGCTGGTATTGGTATTGCATTAGGTGTTGTTTCATCACTTCTTGTTGCATTTGGAGATGATATAGGTAATTTTATTACCGAAAAAATGCAAGGTCTTGGAGATGCATTTAAAACAGAAAGTAATTTAATTAAAGAAAGTTCAAGTGCTTTTGTTAAAGCTACCACAGATATTGATAAACTAAAAAGTAGTTTTGAGTTATTTCAACAAGGTTCAATAACTAAAGATAAGTTCTTAAAAGAGTTTAATTCAACTTTAGGAGATACAATTGCAAAAACAAATGATTTAGCTACTGCTGAAAAGTTTTTAACTGATTATGCGGATACTTATATCCAAATGACATTTAAAAAGGCAATTGCAACTGAAGCATCTGCACAAGCAGCTAAAAAAATGCTTGAGTTAGAAATATCAAAAGGAACTCCTTTAACACCTACTCTTGGAACTGCATTTACTGCTATGTTTGGTAATGCTGCATCAATTGGTATTCAAGCAGCAGAAAGTAAATTAGCAATTCAAGAAGGTTTACAAGGACAAATTGATTTATTAAAGAATCTGCGTAAAAAATATGATGATGAAGCTAATAAACTTCAAAAATCGTTAACTAATACATTTGGAACTGCTGACATAACTACAACTACTCCAAAACCTAAAAAAGATAAAACATTATCTTATAAAGAAGCAAGTAATTTAATTACATCAATTAATAAAACTAATGCACTTCTTACACCATTAGAAAAAGCACCAGAAGATACATATTTTAAAGACCAAGAGAAGCTACATAATGATTTTGCTAAATGGCAAACTGGTTGGCTTAAAATGACTGAAAAGAATGTTGAAGGTAGTTTTAAAAAACAACAACAATATTTAGAAGAATTAAACAAATCCTATGAACAATTTGCAAGTACAATTTCACAAACAGTTACAGGTGCTTTGTTTGGTATGTATGATGCTATGCAGCAAGGTGCAAGTGCTGGAGAGGCATTAGGACAAATGTTTAGTAGATTATTAAGACAAATGGCAGAAATGGTTGTTCAAGCTGCAATATTTGCTGGGATTTTATCTTTAATAAGTGGTGGCGCAGCTGGGGGTGGAGTATCATTTATGGGTGCTTTTACTAAAATATTAGGCATACCAAAGATGGCTGCTGGTGGAGTTGCAACTGGTCCAACATTAGCAATGATTGGTGAGGGAAGCGAAAGTGAAGCAGTATTGCCTTTAAGCAAACTTGGTAATATAATGCAAGGTTCATTTAACGCAGGTGCAATGAATGGTAATAGTATGGGAAATAATGGTCAATTTGTATTAAGAGGTCAAGATTTAGTTTTAGCAATGCAAAGGTCTAATTCTTCACTAAATATAATTAGGGGTTAATGGCATACGAAATTAAATATAGAATAACGGCAGCAACTAAATCGGATGTAACAAGTATAGTTAATATTTATGAGGATGGTTACGATGGAGAGATTATAGAATATCCTTGTATAAGTTTACAAATACAATACATACCAAGAAGTGATGATACTTTTGAGCCTATTTATGTTAGCCAATTAAGTATGGCAATTGATGTTACTGATAATGTAGAAGATATGCCAGACTTTACTACATTGAATGACAGAAAGTATTTTGTTAGAGTTTTAAGTGGTGCAAATTTAGATTGGCAAGGATGGGTTTTAAGTGAAAACGTTCAGTATGTATTTTCAACAGGTAGAAAACAATTAGCTTTTAATGCTATTGATGGATTAGGTATATTAGAAAGAATACCTTTTTTTATTGCTAATGATACAACTTTAGTTGATATTTTTACGGCTTTATTTTACATAAAGACTGCTTTGTTAAAGTTAGAATATCCATTAGAATATGATATTGTAAGCGGAGTTAGTTTTTATTCGGATGGAATGGATAATAGAACGGATGACCCAGCTGCGGACACATTAGGTCAATCATATATAAATTATGCAACTTTTATTAATGATAATCAAGTTGCAACAAATTGTCTTGAAGTATTAACAAAAATTGTAAGATCAGTTGGTTCAAGATTATTTCAAGCAAAAGGAAACTTTTACATAGTTCCTTTAACTCAATTTGCACAAGATTCTTATTATGTTACTATTTACAATAGTGATGGAACAGTATTTGATGATGCAATTTATGAATCAACAGGAAATATTGAAGGTTTTGCTGCTAACACAAGTGGATTATACTTTGTAGATAATAGCCAATTTAAGTTAATTAGAAAAGGATTTAATAAGATTAGATTTGACAAAATAGTTGAATATCCAAATAACTATATTACAAACTGGGATTTAAAGAATTATACAGTTGTAAGCCCAACAGAAGGCAATGCTTTTTCTTGGGAAGAAGAAAGATTTGTTGATGGAATAATTTATGTAAAGCCATATCCAAATAGAAGATACAATTCTTTTATTATGGAGTATTCCCTTTCAAATCCTTATACTGCATTAGTTAGACCTATAAATTTACCTAAAGTAAATACAAGTGATGTACTAAAGTTAACTATGGATGTGGTTGGATTAGGAGTTCCTGCAAGTGGACCAGATGCTTTATTTATTCTTAAAATATTAGTTGATGGTGGTGTTTCTGGTTCAGTATTTTTAGATAACAATAAACAATGGGTAAACACAAGTTTCAATGACCATTATTATTTTTATCCATTTAGTTCAACCGACCCTAAAGTAAATTTAGATTTGGTTATGCCTTTGTTACCAATAGGAGGTGATTTAAGTATTGAACTTATTTTATGTGATAATTCTGCTCCTTATTGGAAATCAACTGTTGGCTCTATTGAAGCAAGTAACTTTCAATTAGTAGTTGAAACATATTTTAAACAAGTAACAACAGAAAGTTTTATCAATGATTCAAATGAGTATGTTTTAGATATTGATCTTGCTTTAGGCTTTAATGATGTTAATGATGGCTTTTTTACATATAGAGGATTTTTAAGCGACTCAACAGGTTTAAACTTAAAGAATTGGTACAGACAAGAATATCCTACCGATATTTATAGAAGTTTAAGTGAGTTAGTAGTTAAGCAATATTCAAACTGCTTAAATAAAAACATTATTAATTTGGATGCTTCTTTTATGGGTATGGAAACAACTGACGGAAGATTTAGCGGTGCAATGAGAATTACTGCTTCCGATACTGACCCAGCACAAATAACTGTTCAAAATAAAAGTTACATAATAGGTAATTCAACAATGGATTTACCAAATGATGTTATAATGGCTACTTTATTGGACATCAATCCAGAGAATGTAGAAACAACAATGACTACTATTTACGATAGTAATAACTTGCCATCGGAGGTTACAGGATATTCACACTTTAGATCAAATGGTTATTTGACTAAGGAGGCTGCTCTTGCTGCTCCTTTAACAAGTAACGTTGTTTACTTAGCAGATATTGGTGTTCCTTCAGTTGGGGATTTCTTCTATCAAAGTGAGTTCTTAATAGTTGGATTTAATGGTGCGAATATTTGGTGGAAGGTTTTGGTTACAGATACTTATTCACAAGCATATAGAATTAGCGGAGCAGGTGAAATATTAGAAACATTCGGATAATTGACTAAATTTGTAATATGGCAGCAGTAATTGGAAATAACGTAATGCTTTATTGGCATAGAACAGATGTAGACCCAGAGGTCGATGTCGCTTTTGCTTGTAGTACAAGTTGTACGTTTAATGTAAGCGTAGATCAAAAAGAAGTAACAAGCCAAACAAGTGCTTGGTTTAGAGAATATAAAAACGATGTAGCTACTTGGAGTGTAAATTGCGATGGGTTAATTACTTTGAGTGGTTTTTCTTATTTGTTTATGTTAGACAAGCAATTAGCAAGAGAGCCAATAGAAATTAAGTTTGTTGTGGATAACGGAATTGATGGGTTGGTTGTTATTAGTGGAATTTGTAATATATCAAGTTTATCAATAAACGCACCTCAAAAGGATGTGGCTACTTATAATATTAGCCTTCAAGGTAGCGGAGCATATAACACAACAGGAACAAGCGTAGACCCAGAAGGAGTTATCATAGTAGGTGCAAACCCAGTTAAGACAAAAGGTTACACGGCAGCTGGTGGGGAAACATCAATTACTTGGACTGACACGATTGGTTACAATTGTCTTTACGTTTCAAGAGGTGGTATTGATGTGCAAGGTATTATTTCAACAGGTACTCCAATTGATGAAGAAGTTAAATTTGTATCTGCAACTGGTATTTTAACATTTAGCAGAGCATTGGTAAGTGGTGAATTTGTAAGGGCTTTACTACAATAAAATAATAAAGATGAGCAATCAAATAGTAATATCAAGCGGTGCAAAAGTTAGGGATTTAAATGGTGTATTAACAGGTACAAGTGGAATTGTAAGTTCAGTTCCTTTAGGTGCTGCTAATGGTGTAGCTACTTTAGATAGTGGTGGTAAAGTTCCAGTTAGCCAATTACCTTCAAGTGTAGTAACTTATTTAGGTACTTGGAACGCTGCAACAAATACTCCAACTTTAGTGAATGGAACAGGCGATGCTGGTGATATGTACATTTGTAATGTAGCTGGAACTGTGAACTTTGGTGCTGGTCCTGTAACCTTTGCGGTTGGGGATTGGGTGTTATACGGAAGTGGAACTTGGCAAAAATCAAATGGTCAAAACGGAACTGTTACAAGCGTTGCGGTTACTGAAAGTGGCGATGCCTTAACAATCACAGGCTCACCGATTACAACGGCTGGAACAATCAATATAGGATTTGCAGGAACAAGTGGTCAATACGTTAACGGAGCAGGTGGATTAACTACATTTCCTTCTTTAGCAGGTTTTGTAACATCTGTTACGGCTACTGCACCATTGTTATCAAGTGGTGGTACAACTCCAGATTTATCAATTCCTGCTGCTTCGGCTTCGGTGGATGGATATTTAGATAATGCAGATTGGACAACATTTAACAATAAGCAAAACGCAATAACACTAACTACAACAGGCACTTCTGGTGTTTCAACTCTTATAGGTAGCACTTTAAATATTCCTAATTATTCAACGGATTTAAGTGGTTATGTACCATATACAGGAGCAACTGCAAATGTTAATTTAGGAACACACACTTTAAGTGCATATAACTTAATTGTTAACCATACAAGCGGAAGCGGTGTAGCTGCATCAATCACTAAGGGTGGTAGTGGTGAGGCTTTAACTGTTGTTAAGTCAAGTGGTAGTGGTAATGCTGCAAGTATTACAGGCGGAGTTACTTTATTAAGTGAATTACACTTAACGACTGATTTAGCGGATGCATATATAGCAAGCGCGGCAAATTGGAATACTGCTTACACTAATAGAATTACAAGTGCTACAAGCCCTTTAAGTATTACTTCTAACGTTATTTCTATTAGCCAAGCTAATACAAGTACAAGCGGTTATATAACTTCTACGGATTGGAATACTTTTAACGGTAAACAGGCCGGATCTACTAACTTAACTTCTTTAGCAGCTTTAACTTTTGCGTCTACTTCTTTTGTGAAAATGACTGCGGCGGGAACTTTTGCTTTAGATACTAATACTTACGCTTTAGCTTCTGCTTTAAGTAATTATGTTACATTAGCTACTGCTCAATCTATTACAGGTGCGAAGACTTTTACAAGTAATATACAATTAGGTACAGTTGGTACAGCAACATCAACCGCAACGCCATTAACAATTAATTTAGGCGATACTTTTTCTAATACTGCAGGGGATAATTTAAAATTAAGAATATTTGCAGCAGTTGATGGTGTATATGGAATTGGTGTTTCAAGCGGACAAATGGATTTTAATATCCCTGCTACTGCTCAATATAAATTTTGGACAGGTAACGCTATTTTTACAAATAATGTTACGGCTGCTGCATTAATTAAAAGCGGTGGTACTTCAAGTCAATTTCTTAAAGCGGATGGCTCAGTAGATAGCAGTAGTTATGCTTTAGCTTCAGCATTAGGGGATTATCTTCCTTTAACTGCAGGAAGCAGTAAGCCATTAACTGATAATTTATATGTAAATTCAAATAGTGGTGGTCTTTGGTTATCAAGAACTGCTACAACTGATTATTCAGGTATAGTTTTTAGAACAGGTACTTCAGCTAAGTGGTTTGCAGGAATGAGGGAAATAGTAGGAGCTGGGGATGATTATTTTATATTTAATACTCCTAATAATGTTAACGCATTAAGAATTAATTCTACTTCTAGTATTGTTTCTGTTGCTAATAGTATGGGAGTAGGTACTGATAGCCCTACATTATTTACAAATTATAATACTTTAGAAGTTTCTTCAACTGCAGGTGGTGTAATATTTGCAAAATCTACAACAGGTTCTATTACTGCTCAATTAATAGCCGACAATGGAATATCTTGTGGAGTAGTTGGTACAAGGACTGACCATCCTTTAAGAATTACAACAAATAATTTACAAAGAATTACTATTGCAAACACAGGTGGAGTTACAATCGAAAATAGTTTAATTGTAAATAACGCAATAAATTTCCCTAACAACAACGTAGCACCAACAGGAGCAGGTATTTATCAAGGTATTAATTATTTACAAGTAAGAAGCGGTTCTTCGGGATTTGCAATAAATAATAATGCTAATGATGTTAGTAATGTAACTATAGCTAATAATGGTGCTGCTACATTTATAAGTACTATAGCGGCAGGAGGTTTAATATCAACATCTTATGGAATTGCTCGTATTCAAGTAACTTCAACTACAAATAGTGAAAATGCAGGATTTAGATTAGGTGCTAAAGATTCTGCAGGTGCTGCAAAAACTTCAGGATTATATTATGTAGCAGGAACAACTAATGCAACTACATTTTTATCACTTTCTGCAAATGATAATGATTATCATTTTAATGTTTTAGCTAATGCTAATGTTGGAATTGGAACTACAACACCAACTAATAAATTAACTATTTCAAATAATGGTAATTTAGCAATAGCTTTAAGAATTAATGATACAAATGCAAATGCTAGCTATGTAGGATTAAACGTGTCTAACACGGATTCTGCAATAGTAGCAGGTGGAACAGCTGCAATACCTTTTGACATATATACAGGTGGAATCAAAAGATTGACAATAGCAACAAATGGCTTTGTAGGAATGGGTACTGATGCTCCTACTGAAATATTGCATATAAATTCTCCATCTACAAATGCTGCTTTTATTAGATTTCAAGGTACAGGCGGTGGTGGTGTTTATATTGGGAATAGAAATGATACAATGGAATTGTATGCAGGTGGTGCTAACAGAATGGTTATAGGCGCAACAGGTATAGTTTCAATAGGTGGCGGAGTTAGTGGAGGTGGTACATTACAAGTTCAAGGTAATGTAAACATTAATGGAGTATTTCAAATTAATGGAACTACTATTGGTGGTGGTGGTGGTAGTGGTGTTACAGGTAGTGGAACAACAAATTACCTAACAAAATGGACAGGTGCTTCTACAATAGGTAATAGTATTACATATGATACAGGAAGCAGAATTGGAATTGGAACTACAACACCAAATGTTAAATTTGAAATATTAAATAGCCCTTCAGCAAACCCAGTTTTAGGTACTGCATCTGGTAATTTAATGTTATCAGATAATAACCTTTGGGGTATGTTATTTGGCTTAAATGGTACAACAGGAAACGGATGGATTCAACAAATGCGTGTAGATGGTGCTACTGCTTATGCTTTAATGTTAAATCCTGTTGGTGGTAATGTATTAATAGGTACTGTTGCTGATAATGGGTATAAAATTAATCTTAACGGAAGCATTTCATACGCTTTTGGATTTTTAAGTAATTTTAGAGGTTCAGGCGTTGGTAGTGATGTTTTAGTAGGTAATGATGGTTCAAGATTTTATATTGGTGGCAATACTTATGTAGCAGGGACATTTACTACAACAAGTAATATAAGCGTAACAGGTTCGGTTACAGCAACAGGAGGCTTCTTTGATACTTCGGATAGTAAATTAAAAATTCTTGTAAAAGATTATGAACAACCAAAAGGTATAGAAAATGTTGCTGCAAGAATGTATGTTAAAAATAGTAGAAAAGAATTAGGTTACTTTGCGCAAGATTTACAAGAAATATTACCAAGTGCAGTTATCAAAGGAGAAGATGGTTTCTTAACTCTATCTTATACTCAAGTACATACCGCAAAGATTGCTTACTTAGAAGATAAGATTGCACAATTAGAAGAACTTATTAAAACTTTATTATAATGCCTTGGGTAAGTTTAGCAAATAATCAAGCAGTTACTTTTAACAATCTTTGGGATGCGGTTAATATAGGTGTTTTTATTCAAAAGCAACCTATACCAACTTCTAATGAATGTATTACAAAAGCAGACGCAAATGATTATGTATATATAAATACCTCATATGCTTCTTACGCTGCTAAGGCATCTAATCAATTAGTAGTTAAACAAGATTTACAAGCTGCAACTCCAAGTAATGTTATTGTATATACTCCTTCAACTGGAGTTTATCCTTTAAGTGGTAGCACATCTGTTTCTACTTCTGGAACAATCACAAGCTATTATAGTTTTGATGTTTACTTGTATGTTGGTTTTAATAGTGCAGGTTTAAATAGTGGTACTGTAAATAATGATTCAATGTTAATTGTACCTCAACCTGCTAAAAGTATTAGTGGTGCAACAATTACTTCTTTTGGTCAAGTAATAACTTCTGGAATTGCACAACGATACATACTTACTCCAAGCACAACATATAATATAACCTTAACTAAAGGAGATTTATTAGGTGGTGGTAGTACAGTTAGATTCTATTATTCATTATGTGATTTATGCGTACAATTCCCTTTATAAAATAAAAATAAAATAAAAATGAAAACAATTCAACCAGTATCAATTTGGGACAATGGACAAAACCTACAAGCTACATTATTAAATGCTTATGCAGTTAATGTATCTTTAGGAACAAGTGCAGTATTTTACTACTGCTTAATGCAACAGAATATAGATGGTTTACAAAGTAGCCAAGTTGCACAAGGAAACTTAACAATGTCAGGAGAAGCCTACACTCAATGGACTGTAGATTCTTATGCTTGGGATTGGGTAGCTGCTCAACTTAACCTAACAATCACAGGTGATTATGTGCCTCCAGTACCTCCACAACCAGAGCCTACTCCAGAACCAATTGTTGAAGAAGATATTGAAGAATCAATTTAATTGAATATTTAACTATATTTGTATATAAAATAAAAACTATGATAACAATTAATCAAGATCAAATCAAGGAATTAGAAGCGTTTATCAACACTATCCCAACTGCTTATGGTTTACCATTATTGCAGTTCTTAGGTAAGTTAAACGCAGAGCAAAATCCACCACAAGAAACAACTGAAGCGTAATGGTACATAATAGCAATCAATCGGACTTATTAACTATTGTTAGCGGAACATCCGCATTTATTAGTGTTGCAAATGTGCAGCCCATAGTTTCTTTAATAGCTTCGTTGATTGCTATTGTTTCTGGTATTTTAGCTGCAAGATATTACATTAAGGCTACCAAAAGATTTAAGTAATGAAAGAGATAGTAATCGTTCTATTAACGGCGGTTCTAATCTTTTTTGTCGCAAGTGATGCACGATACACCAAAAGTGAACCTGTAATCTTAACGGATACAGTTTACCAACAGAAAACTTTTACTAAGTTTATAAAGGGAAATTCAATCCCTTTTGTAGTTTTAGACACAATTTACATTATAGATAGGGTTACCGACACAATTACAATCGTAAAGGATTATAACCAAGTAAAGGTTTATTCCGATACTATGCGCATAGATTCTATTGGATACGCATACATCCAAGACACAATCACTCAAAATAAGATACAAGGCAGAGGTTTTAGTGCCAATTTTAGCCTTCCGACCATAACAATTACCAAATTAATAGAGCCAAAGTCAAAGAACCAGCTTTATTTGGGATTTATAGGCGATTTAAAGCACTCAAACGGACAAATTGGTATTGGCGGTTCAATTGCCCTTAAAACGGCTAAAAACACCTTATATACGGCAACAGCAACAATGAACGGATATTCTTTTGGATACTATAAAAAGTTTTAATATGAAAAAGTTTATTATTTCAATGTTTAGTGATGAAGTTGGTGCTATGAGCCATAAAAGGATTTTGGCTTTTATTGGTGCTATTTGTTTATATACAACTTTTGTAATTACTAAAAGCGACCATTTAGGCGATTTGGTTTTTTATATGAGTATGGCATTTGCAGGTTTAACAACTATTGATAAATTCAGTAAATAATGGAAAACAACGAAAAAAGAGCATTTGCAATTGGTTTTGTATTGTGGGTTATTGGATTAGTTTACTTTATAAATCAAGTATTATGATTTCCAAGAAGGCAATTGAAATGATTATTAAGCACGAGGTCGGAGGCAGAGCCGTGTACGAAAAAAGATACCAAAAGCCTATTTGGGCTGGAGGCGATTCGGGCTGCACAATTGGCTTGGGCTATGATTTGGGTTATGTAACCGAAAAACAGTTCTTTAGCGATTGGCAAGGCTTAAATTTAAACTTTATTAATGCGCTAAGAAAAGTAGTAGGGATAAAAGGTGAAGCCGTTAAATCAATGATGCGTGGCGAAATACTACAAGTTAGGATTCCATACAATTTTGCATACGATGTGTTCGTTAATAAGTCGCTACCTAAGTATTATGCTTTGACAAAGGCTATTTATCCAGAACTTGACACCTTAAACGAGGACACAAGAGGTGCGTTGGTTTCAATGATTTATAACAGGGGAAATAAGTTAAATGGTGATAGGCGAAAGGAAATGAGGGCAATAGTTAATCTTGTGGCAAAAGCTGATTACGAAGGCATAGCTGACCAAATAGAAAGGTCTAAAAGACTTTGGGAAAATGTCGGATTGGATGGACTTGTAAAAAGAAGGGAGGAGGAGGCAGATTTGATACTAAACTCACTAACCTAAAAATAAACCTATGACAACAACAAAAAAGAAAGGCGGAAGCAAAACAACAATGAGTGGACAGATAGTCTTGGACTATTTAGCTAAATATCCTCAATGGATGCCTTCTAACACTTTAGCTTCTTTGATTATGAAGGAGCAATCAGCACACTTTGACAATCAAGAAAATGTACGTTATTTGGTACGTTATTACAGGGGTAAGACAGGCGAAAGCAAAAGTACAAAAGGAACTAACAAGCAATTTATAGAAGATTTTAAACGTACTGCTTCAAACTTTGTGCAGCCACCTACTTGGGTAGAGGAAAAGGTTGTTTACTGTTTACCGATAGGAATTAAGAAGATGGGTTTTATAAGCGACCTACAAGTGCCATTCCACGATCCTAAAGCGATTGAGGTTTGCTTTAAATACTTACAGGACCAAAAGATTGATTCATTATTTATCAATGGCGATTTGGTTGACTTTTACCAATTAAGCGATTTCCAGAAAGACCCAAGAGTTAGAAAGTTTGATGAAGAACACGAGGCAATAATTGAGATGCTTGGATTTATAAGAGCAAGTTTTAAAGAAATACCTATTTATTACAATTTAGATGCCAACCACGAATTTAGGTATGAAAGGTATATGAGAACCAAAGCACCAGAGTTATTAGGTTTGAATGGTAAGTTTGACATTGAGGAAATACTAATGCTAAACACATTTAATATCATACCGATTAAAAATATAGATCACGTTAAGTTCGGCAAATTACCTATCATTCACGGCGATACTACATTTAGAAGGGGAAGCGGTGTAAATCCAGCAAAGACTTTATATGATAGGGTTAAGCAGTCGGCAATAGCTTCGCACGTTCATCAAGTACAATCTTACACAACCAAGAATCAATTTGATGAGGAAGTCTTTACTTGCTGGACCACTGGACATTTGATGCATCCTAACGTGGAATATTGTAAGCACGTTGATAATTACTCACAAGGGTTTGCGATATTAGAAAAAGATGTTGAAGGTTACTATTCGGTACAAAATAAAAGAATCTATAAAAACAAAATATTCTAATATGAGATACCCTAAAAACTTTGCAAAATTGACACCAATACAACAAGAGCAATGGTTAGTTACTAAACTAATTGAACTGCACAACTTAGAGCAAGAGATCAAATTAACCTTAGGCAAAATAAGAGGTGGTGAGAAACTTATATTTAAAGAAATAGATAGACCAGATTTAGCTTTATTGAAAGATGAAGATTAAAGTTATATATCGTAAACTCGGAAGGGAACAGGCTCACGGCATTGCTGAAAGCGATGGTGTTGTGTATATTGACTCACGGCTAAAGGGTAAGAAGCAGCTTGAAATCCTGTTACACGAGTGCTTACATATACTCAATCCAATGGATGATGAAGATGCAATTATTGAGAAAAGTGTAACTTTATGTAAGGTTCTTTGGCAACAAGGATACCGAATGGTTGATAATTCTAACGATACACCATTACAAGATGGTTCTAAATAGTTGTTCGTTCATAGTTCCTCACCCCTAAAAAGGTGGGGTTTTTTATATATCTTTGGCTTTCATATTGGAGAACTTAGGTTTAGCCACCCT